GGCCGAGCAAGCCGCGCTCCAAGCGGACGCCTTATCCCGGCAGACCTAGTACACCCCAGTCCTTCCCTTTATGGAATCCGCTGTCGCCACACCCACCCAAGCCGCCGAGGCGCCATCCGACATCAGCGCCGCGATGGACAACGCCGTCGAGTCGGCTATCGCGGAGTTTACGCAGGAGCAGGCGGCCGAACAGGCAGAGGCGCAGCCTACCGAGGGCGCCGAGGAATCGGACCAGCCGGTCCTAGAGGCGGAGGAGGGCGAGGAGGCAGCCACCGAGGAGGTGGCGCTCCCCGAGGGCTTCGTCATGGTCGAGCCGGTGGCCGATACGCTGGCGACCGACTTTGTCCTCAAGGATGCCGAGGGCGAGGAGTTGGAGGTGCCGGCCCTCATGGTCGAGTACAAGGCCAACGGGAAGGTGCGCCGGGACCGGTTGGACCAAGTGGTCAAGCTGGCCCAGTTCGGGGTGTACAACCAGGAGCGCGAGGAGCGGGTCCAGTCGGTCGAGCAGGAGGCGCAGGCCGTAGCCAAGCAGCGCGAGGAGCTGGCCGAGATACTGGCCGAGCGCGAGGCGCAGCTAGAGCGCCTGCTGACGGACGACGAGTTCTTCCTGGCCGTACAGGAGCAGTTTGCCCGCGAGAACAGCCCGGAGCGTCGGGCGGAGCGGGCGGAGCAGGATCTTCGCAACTTGCAACTGCAGCAGGAGTTGCAGCATATTTCGGCCGTAGGACAGCAGTTCCACATGCAGGAGGTGGCACCGGCCCTGAGTCTGATCACTCAGACCCTGCCAACCATCCAGCTGGCGGAACTGGAAACACGATTGGCTGACGCCATGCAGGCGCACGCGGTGATCGCCCCCACGGGGGACCGATACATTCCCGCGTCACGCTACGATGCGGTGCGAAAGTACATCGTGGAGGACTTGGCCCTCTGGGCGCAGATGGCGCATCGGTACCGCAGCGAATCAGCCACCGATCCCGTTCGGGAACAGGCGCTGGTCGAGCGAGATCGGGCGCGCGTCGAGGCGCAGAAAGCCAAGCGACAGATCGGTCAGGCGCTCAAGCCCGTCACCGGGTCCGCTGCTCCAGCGGCGAGCAAGCCGAAAGCCAAACCGATCACCACGGTTGACGAGGCGATGGAAAGTGCCATCGCCAGCGTTCTTTCCACGATTCGCTAGCGTCCCATAGGAGGGACCACCATGCCTGCACCGACAGTCATTACCGATACGGAGCTGACTGGGCTCCTCAAGAACGTCTACGCCCAGTTCCGCGAGAAGGTCCAGAACCAGGTCACCCCGCTCCTCGCCCAGCTAGAGAAGGCCAAGGCGGGCGGCATCCGCAACATGCGCTGGGGCGGCAACAACGTGTTCTTCGACGTGGTCACCGGCCGCGCGTCGGGCGCCACGTTCTCCAGCGCCGGGTACTTCCCCGGTGACACCACCGCGCAGGAAGTCCAGGCGAACGTCGGCGTGGTCCGCGCCTACACCACGCGCCAGGTGGACGGCCTCGCCTTCGTCGGGACGCAGTCGAAGGAGGCCGCGTTCACCACGATCCTCCGCAAGACGATGGAGGAGATCAAGGACGCTTCCAAGCTGCTCATGCAGCAGGCGCTCCACAACAAGCCGGACGGCATCGTCGCGCTGGTGTCCAGCTACTCCGCTGGCCCGCCGGTCACCGTCGTGGTCAACAGCCCCTACGGGCTGGCCAACGCCGGGCAGGGCTCGCTGCTCATCTCGGTGGGCGACACCATCGCCATCCTGAACCCCACGGGCCCGGCAGTGCGCGGGCGGGCGCAGGTCACCGCGATCAGCGTCTCCGGCGACAACTCGACCCTGACCCTGTCGGCCGCGATCTCCGGCACCGCCGGGTCGGACTGGGTGGTCAAAGCAACCGCCAGCGACACGTCGTACAACAGCGCCATGAACGGGCTGATTAACATCACCAACCGTGGCGGCTCCTACGGGACGCTGCACGGCGTGGCGGCCTCGACCTACCCGATCTGGAACACGGTGCGCCTGACTGCCGGCACCGACACTCCGGACGCGAACCAGCCGACCGAGTCGGACATCTGGGATCTCATCCAGCGGATCAACGGGCTCTCCGGCAAGGACGCCATGACCCGCCCGCAGGAGTTCCTGCTCATGTCCACCCCGGGCGTGACCAAGAAGCTCATGGAGTCGATGGTGGCGCAGCGCCGGTTTACGGCGGGCGAGTTCTCGCGCACCATCAAGGGCGGCTACCGCGCCGTCGAAATCTGCGGGATCAACATGGTGCAGGACTACTACGTCCCCGCCGGCACCATCTACCTCCTGCACATCCCCTCGCTCTCATGGGTGGATGCAAAGGACTGGGGCTTCGTCGAGTTCGAGGGCGCCGGGCCGTGGCGCTGGCTGCAGGGCCGCGATGCGTTCGAGACGACCTATGGCTGGTACGGCAACCTTAGTTGCCTCGCCAGGAACGCGCACGGGATTATCGTCGGATACACCGATACTGCCCGTTACTCACACGTCATTTGAGGATAGGCTTCCGGTGGAGTGTGATCTTGTTATCTTACAGGCTCACACTCCACCGGAGAGTCTATGCTTTGCAAGCACTGTGAGCAGGAAAAAGAGGCAACCGAGTTTTATCCGCAGTCGAAGTCGAAGTGCAAGTTGTGTACAAACGCGTCCAACACGGCGCGGTACTATGCGAAGTATCGGCAAAAGCTGCTTGCTGCACGGCGTGAGAAGGAGCAGCAGAACAAGGCGATACGCATAGAACACACCGATGAGCAGCGTGCGTACATGGCTGGCATCGTTGACGGAGAAGGATCCATTCAGATACGGTGCCATGGCACAAAAGGCGGCAAGACAGGACACATAGGGCAGTACACGTTGATCGTGCAGGTGGTCAACACGTCAAAGCCGTTGATTGACTGGCTGGTGGAAAATTGGGGTGGGGCTACCGCTTACACTCCTGAAAAGTCGGAGCTTAACCGCAAGGCGAAGTGGTCGTGGTCGGTAACGGCAAACAACGCGTTGCGTGTGCTGGACGAGGTGTACGAGTTTTTGGTAATCAAGCGGACGCAGTGCAAGCTGGGCCGCAGGTTCCAGAGGTACGCGCAGCGGACGGGACGAGAGCGGACGGAAAGAATTACGCGCCTGCACCATCGTTTCTTCTCTGAGATGCGTATCCTCAACAAACGTGGTGTCAACTAACAGGAGTCACCCATGAGCGTAGGAAACGCTTTCATGCCTCGGCCCGGCCGGTTCGGGACGCAGCCGGTGCCGCTGACCAGCGGGCGCATTAACACCGGCACGCTGGCCGCTGGCACGCAGAACCACAACATCGGGGCGATGGCGGCGACGTGCGTTGTTTCGCGCGCCACCATCTGCGCCGAGACGTTCCCCACAGCGGCGACGAGTTGCACGCTGCAGCTGTTCAAGATGACGGGGGTGACGGCGCTGGCCTTGACGGCGGCGGTGGACGTCAACGCCAAGACGGCTGACACGCCGATTCAGGTGGCGGTGACCGGCACGCTGACCGATGCCCAGCGCACGCTGCTCCCCGGGGACAGTCTCCGGGTGGCCATCGTGACGGTCGGCGCGGTGTCGGTGCAGCCGGACGATCTGCTCATCGTGGTCGAACTGCTCGTGCAGGACTAGGACGTGTCGGTCCTGGTGAACGCACTGGGGCGCCCTGAGCCGTCGCCGGAGGTCCAGCGGCGGCTTCGGGCGGTCCACCCGAACCTGTTCCTGCGCTTCATCGACCATCTCGGGACGCACTGGGCGATCTGCTGGCAGTGGCCGGAGAACGACCGGCGCTGGGAGACGGTGCAGAGTGGGGAGGTCGATCCCGCCCGCGCGCACGACATCGTCGGTTACCTGCCGATGGACTGCTCCGTGGACGAGGCGCCCGCGCACCTGCACCGCGTCATGCGGACGTTCCCGAAGGAGGAAGTGGCGGCGCTGGCGGATCGCATCCTCCGGTTCAACGAGACGGAGGCGCTGAACGAGCAGGTCAACGCGGTGCTGCAGGAGCTGACGGACAGCCCGGACCCCACGGGGCTGACGAAGGTGCGGCGGGGTCGCAAGGTCAAGGTTTCCCCCGCCATCTAGCGTTCCCCCTCTGAGGCGCCCATGCCCGCTGTGACCCGTGCCCAACTGATAAGCGACACGCGGGAATACATGGACGCCGTCCAGTCTACCCGCTGGTCCGACAGTTTCATCCAGACGGTGCTGAACGCCGTCTATGACGCCGAGTGGTCGAACATCCTGAACGCTGCGCCGTACTACCGGTTCGCGCAGCGGAACGTGACCACGGACGCCAACGGGCAGGTCGCGCTCACCGCGCTGGACAGCGGGGGCGGCGACAGCCAGCAACTGCTCTACCGCGTGATGTCCGTCTCGGACGGGAACATCCTGTACACCGAGACGCGGTTCCAGGACGTGCCGCTGGCCACCACCACGAACTACCTGCCCGTCTACGACCGGCTGTACTACCTCACCGGGACGTACCTGCAGGCGCTGCCGGTGGCGTTTGGCGTGGGGCTGTACATCGGCATCAACTACAAGCCCACCGCGCTCTCCGACCTCGCCTCGGACGCCTCGGTGCTGGACTGGCCGCCGAACTCGCACCTGGTCCTCGTCTACCAAGGCGCGTACCAGCTGCTGCTCAAGGGCGGGGCGGAAGCGCAGTCGGCCAGCTACCTCAAGAAGCTGGCGGAGGAGGAGCGGGCGACGATGCTGGACGACCTGCGCCGGCAGACGATCAACCCGACGCGGCTGGCGTACCCGGACCAGAAGTGGGACTGGAGCGGCGGCTGATGGCGAACGAGCCTGGCGGCACACGGTTGGCCGACATGCAGCCCCGCTTCGACGGCGGGGTCAATCCTATTTCGGACGACGCCGTGCTGGCCGAGAACCAGATGCGGCGGGCGATCAACGCGCGCCTGACCGACTACGGCGCGGCCACGAAGCGCGGGGGCACCCGGCGCACGTCCACCGCCGTGCTGTCGGCCCACGCCATCGCCAACGGCTATACCTGGCGCCGGGACAGCGGCAGCGTGGACATCTTGGTCGTGGGCAACGGCGTGCTGTACACGACGACCTTCGGCGCCTTCCCGTGGACGTATACGGCCCGCACGGGGGCGCTTTCGACCACTGTCACGCCGACGTTTGCCAAGTTCATCGACGGGGCGGGCGCGGATGTCATCTACATCGGGGACGGCGGGCTGCTCAACAAGTGGAACGGCACCACGTTGACGGTGGACATCGCTGGGACTATCGGCGCGACGATGCTGGCGGTCCACAACCAGCGCCTGTACTCCTGCGGCTGCAGCGCGGCCCCGGACTCGATCTTCTACTCGGCGCTGAACAACGGGGACACGCTGGGCAACGGCGCGCTGGATGGCGGGCAGATCGTCGTGCGGACGTTTGGCGACGAGAACGTGGTCGGGCTGGCGTCAATCAACACCTCGCTCCTCATCTTCCACCGGCGTGGCATCTCGCGCCTGACGGGGTTTGGGCAGGATGACATCACCGTGGCACCGCAGGCCGTCTCGGCGGACGTGGGGCTCATCGCGCCCAAGAGCATCGTGGCGAACGACAACGTGGCGTACTTCGTCTCGGAGCGCGGCCTCTATCGCTGCAACGAGGCGGAGGTCGCGGCGGTAGGCACGGCCCAGACGCCGGACCCGCTGCTCCCGATCGTCCGCTCGCTCTCGGCCGCGCAGTTCGACTTGGTGCGGTCGGTGTTCAACCGGGGCACGAAGGAGCTGTGGGTCACGATGCCCGGCTTCGGCTGCTACGTCTACCACACGGTGCTGCAGGCGTGGGCGGGTCCGTGGGACACGGGCTTCGTGGACCCGGACACCACGACGCTGTTCGAGACGCTGAACACGGCGGGGCTGCCGGTCATCTTGAAGGGTGACGCGAGCGGCTGGGTGTCGCTGTGCGATGCGCCGGACGTGTTCCGCGACAACGTGGCGGCGGCCGGCACGGGGGGCGAGCGGTACGCCATGAGCGTGCAGGCCCACCGGCTCTACTTCGGGGACGAGGCGCTGGCCAAGTCGCTGCGGTGGGCGTACCTGACGGCGCAGCTCAAGGGGTCGGACCAGACCCGCGTGGAGTGGAACACGGGCGACAGCTTCGGTTCGTTCACGCTGCCACCGTCCACGGACGAGTCGTGGGGCGGTGCGGGGACGGTCTGGGGGACGGGGACGTGGGGCGGGGCGGGGAGCCAGAACTACCGCATCCCGCTGGGTGGCACGGGGTACTACGTCGATTTCAGCATCATCGACTCGGGCGATGCCTTGCCGGTGTTCAGCCGGTTGCAGTCCGAGGCGTTTTCCTTGGGACGGAGGTAGGACATGCCGACGACGATTGGCCAGCACACGGTGGCCACGTTCACCAGCCCGGTCAACGGCACCACGCCGATTGACGCCAACACGGTGCGCGGGAACGACAACACCATCCGCACCAGCTACAACAACCACGACAGCGACCCGGGCATCCACGTCCAGTCCTCCACGCTGGCCTCGCGCCCGGTGGCGGGCACGGCAGGGCGCAAGTGGATCACGGAGGACTCGGGCGTTTACACGCTGTGGGTTGACGACGGCACCAACTGGCATCCGGTGTCCGGCGAAGCGGTGGCGTTGAGCGTCTACGCCACGCAAACGCTGGTCAGGGGCGATGTGGTGAAGGTGACGGGCTGGAACAACGGGCAGGATCTGCCCGAGGTCGCCAAGGTGTCGAGCGCCACGGACGTGGCCTTTGCCGTGATGACGGCGGCGACGGCGTCCGGGGCGATGGGGTACGCGACGAACACGGGCATCCTGCAGGACGTGGCCACCAATGCGTTCAGCGTGGGCGACATCCTGTACCCGAACACGTCGGGGTCCTTCACGGCGACCAAGCCGACCAGCGGCAACTACCAGCCGTGCGGGTTCGTGCTGCGCTCCAACGTCAACAACGGCGTCCTCTACGTCGAGTTCAGCGCGCCGCGCATCGTGGAGCGGTCGGACAACACGGCGTCCACGGTGGTGCTGCGCGATGCCAGCGGAAATTTCTCGGCCGGCACGATCACGGCCACGCTGTCGGGCAGCATCACGGGGAACGCGGCCACGGCCACGGCGCTCCAGACGGCGCGGAATATCAACGGGGTGTCCTTCAACGGGACCGCTGACATCACCGTGACGGCTGCCGCCGGGACGCTGACGGGCACGACCCTCGCCAGCAACGTGGTGTCGTCGTCGCTCACGTCGGTGGGGACGCTTGCCAACCTGACGGTCACGAACACGATCACCGGCAGCGTCAGCGGCAGCAGCGGCAGCACGACGGGCAACGCCGCAACGGCGACCGCCTTGCAGACGGCGCGCACCATCAACGGTGTCAGCTTCAACGGCACGGCGGACATCACGGTCACGGCGGCAGCGGGCACGCTGTCGGGCAACACGCTGGCGTCTGGCGTCACGGCGTCCAGCCTCACCAGCGTCGGCACGCTGTCGAGCCTGACGGTGAGCGGGAACGGCGTGTTCGGTCCGGAAAACGGGCGATCCGTTGATACGAGCTACATCCGTGTGTTTGGCGGTACGATTGCCACGGGTGGCGCCAACCTGTTGGTGTTTGGCAACAGCCATGCGTCGGCTCCGGGGCGCGCTGTCTTGGCTGCTACTGGTACGGGATACGCAGAGCTTTCCACGTTTGCCGGTTCTGCTCGCCTCGACGCCTCCGGCAATTTCTCCGTAGACACCAACACGCTGTTCGTGGACGCAGCGAACAACCGCGTGGGCGTGGGGACGGCAACGCCGACAAGCACGTTGGAAGTCGCAGGTGGAGCTGCGCGTATAAGCGGTAACGAGTCTAGCGTTAGCTTGTTTCTTCAGACAGCGATTCGTCACACTGGCAGCGGTGGCTGGTTTTTGGACGCCAACACTGGCGGC